CCACCCGGCTGGATCGAATCAGAGCCGATAGGCCAGAAGCCGTTGATGCGATTATTCGTAAGATCAAGATGAGGGCCGCAAGAACTCAGGAGCAGGTCAGAATTCATAAGAAGGCTGTGCGTAAGCTTATGATGGAGGACCAGATGGCTAGGATTGAGGACGAGCGCCGAATCAAGGAAATATACCCGGAGTACGAGACTACGCTTTCAAGCATGACTGATGCGTACGCCAAGCTTGGTATCGTGATCGCAGGTGGTCCTAAGGTTCGGCGTAAAGCAACGACAACACCTGGCGCTGGCGCGGGTGGTGGTGGTGGTGGTGCTACGGGTGAGGAAAGGTCATTCGGCGATTACTTCAAGGGAACTACTCTTGATGATGACGACGATGACGAGAGCCAAAATTTATAAAGGGGGTATCGTTGGACGATGTTACGTCAGGTAGGATAGGGTTTGAGGAAATTGAGATTGCCCATTCGGTTATGTCTGGCGGTACCCTTAAGGAGGAATCATCAAAATTATCGAAACATTTAAAAAGACATACTTATACTATAGAGGCAGCCTTTGGTGGTTACTTTGCACCTAATGTTGAAGTTAAACCATTGGTATGGGGCGTGGGGAAGATTGAAGTTATTGGATATGATAAAAGATTTAAATATATGTATAGAAAACAGCCAGTTAACGATTCCGATTTATATATACAATTTATGACTGAAAGACCACAATACTCTTTGGAAAATAATGGCGCCGTTTACTTGGAGACTAGGACACCAAGCGAGAGGGATTTGAGATCACACTTATCTAGGTTTGGAGACAATAAGGTTGGATGGAGTTACAGGGCGCAAGAGATGGCGGTGGAAAGTCTAAACCACTTACATTCTGTTGAAGCCCATGACTTCACAATACACGATTGGTTCACGCCGGTTAATCTCAGAAGCATCCGCATACCTCCTGGCACTAGCCCTGGGCTAGCATACAAGAAAATGGGCTATAAAACAAAGAAAGACGCGCAACGAGCTGCATACTTTTCAACTATTAATAAGATGGAAAGGATAAAGCGCGGGGAATATCCAACCGAGGTACCCGCAATGATCGGCGCGCGTGCAAAAACGGTTGACATTAGGACTAAGACTAATAAGAAAGACGGGAGATTGATACTTTCACCAGATCTGGATAGGCATTATCTTGGAGCTCTTGCGTCCACGACCTACTTCAAGCTGATGAAGCAGTACAATGATATATCGAATGGTGGAGTTGCCTTGAAGTTTTCACCGCTCGGTGGTAACTGGCAGGAACTTTATCGGTATATGAAGGGTGAGAACTATATTTATTACTGCATCGATTTCTCCGGGTTTGACCGGTCATTACCATCATGGCTGCTTAGACAATGTTTCGGGCATGTTAAGAGACGGTTCTCGAGTTTCCCAAATTCAGAGACTTACTGGGACCATGAATACATGAGACTAGTTTATACGGCAATCGCGTTACCATCGGGCCATGTCGTAAGAAAGCATCAAGGTCTCGCGTCTGGTGACCCATGGACGTCCATAATAAACTCGATCGCCAATTACGCTATCCTTAGAACGATATTCACGATGAATGGTCATGGTGATGACCAACGGTTTGACCGGTTGAAGATATTCACTTTTGGTGACGACTCAGTCATATGCATCGACCTTAGGTCACATTCGTATGAATTTTCCACACCAGATGACGCCATTGAACTGATTAAAGAACGCTGCAACGAGCTATTTGGTGTTGATGTTTCGATAAAGAAGAGCTATAGGACGGATATGCTTGAGTATGTCGATGACAATCCATCGAATAGATCGGTTGGTTTCCTCTCAACATTCTTCAACGAAATCGGGCTGCCGGTTGCGGATAAAGAGAGGGTTGAGAAGAGCTT